GGGGACGTAGAGATCTTGAACCCGGCCGTGCCGCGGGAAAACTCGTTACCCGCGCCGGTGAAGATGCCCCCAAGCAGTTCCGGGCCTGTGGTGGTGTCGAAGAAGTTGTTGTTGATCGACATGTGCCCATCAAGCGTGCCGATGGGGACGTTGCCCAGGAACTCGTTGTTCTCCAGCGAGCCGGTGACGTTGCGCAGCCGCAGCCAGCCATCGGTCGGCACGCTAGCGACCGATGGACTGAACAGGCAACCTTCGATCGAGAACGCGTCGACGTTGCTTACGTCTATGGCATGCGTGCAGTTGACCGTGATCGGATTGAAAGCAGTGTCTTTCAGAGTTAGCTTCTTCAGGTTGCGCAAACCGTCGTGACGGATCATGCGCCCAGTGAAGTCATAGAACACCGCCCCGGAGATTGTCATTCCCGAACCGCCGAACTCGTTTTCGGGTGGCAGCGGCGGTTCGCGTGCGTCATCAAACCAGATGCCGTCCACCGCGCCGTCCAGCGTTGTGTTCTCGGTTATCTCGATGAACTCGCTGTATGTGGACCTGACGCAACACCGCGCCGTCTGCAGGCGGGTGCCGCCGCTGATGCCGTGCGTCCCCAGATGGCAACGGTTCAGCACCATGCCCGGCGAACCGAAGTTATCCAGCACGTCACCAACGAACGCGCTGGAGGCGTAGCAGACGTCGATGTCTTCCAGCACCAGCCCGCGTGCGCCGTTGCCCTGAACCTGGATGCCGAAGCCCGTCGAAGCGCCGGTAATCAGCAGCACGGAACGACCGATGACGGCGTTGTTCGTCTTGCGGGAACCGCGGCCTTTGATGACCAAACCCAGATCCTGCGTGATCTTCAGCACGTCCGGCGAAATGGCGAACACGCCAGCGCCGATCAGCAGTTCACCAGATGAATAGACCGTGATCGGACCGCTGTTCAGGCCATCGGTGGACAGCACCGTCGCCGGGCCGCGCAGGGCATCGATTGCAGCTCGGATGGCAGCGGTGTTCGTCGCCGCGCTGGCACTGGCGGACAGGCCATATTGCTCGGCCCATACCCAACGGCGCAGTTCTTCCTGCACCGAGCTCGGGACGCCCCCGGTCTGTTCGAACGAACTCCCGACTTCCACCCAGCGCCCCGCAGCCAGCGGCAGCGTGTCGGTGGGGCGAATGATCGTGGTGCCATTGTCGTCTGCCGTGGAGCCGTCGTTCCACGTGAAAAGACCACCGCCGCCATCGCCGCTGGTCGTGTCGCCATCGACCGCAATGTCCTGCCCGTTGACGAAACCGGCAGACGGCAGGGCGCGCAACGCCGCAATCGTCGCGGTCGACGACAACACCGGCAACGGGATCGGGGGCAGATTAATGACGACAGATGAAGGCATTTCGGGTATCCCTATACCATGCTCTTACCGAAAGTTCGCTGGGTTTGCTACGCCCTCTTTGTGTGGTGGTTCTTACCGTCCATTGTTTTCATCCTGACCCTGGGCAGCAGCGCGCGTTGGTGATTGCGCGATGGCCTGCTGGAGGAAGTCGCGGATCGGAATGATGTCGGCAGAGATGGACGGATCGCGGGTGGCGAGTGAACCTAGACGATTAACCCAAGCCTGCGCGCGGGAAGGGTCGTTCGGCGCACGAGCCAGCCAACGGGTAAACCGCGGTGACGCCAGGACACGGCCAGCAACGCTTTCCGCAACCGCCGATAGCCCCATCGTCGCCAGCCCCATGCCATAGGACATAGCGCGCGCCCGCTCGGAGACGTTGATAGCGCCGCCGCTGTTGGAAGTGTTGGCAAAGCGCTGCGACTGGCGGGAGCCGCCCGCAACCCGAACCAAATCCTCAATCGCCGCACGATTTTCACCGCGAAACAGCGCCCCTCTTGAACGCTCTGGAAGCCTGTCCCAGTTGGTCAGGAATGTGCCAAGCGAAAAACCATCACCGGCTGCATTCTGTTGGCCATTAGAAGCACGGCCCAGATCGGCTATGACCGATCCCCGGACCATGCCCGCTTCCTGCGGGGACACGCTATTCAAGAAACGCGAGAAGTTTGCGCTGTCGCCACGACTCATGGCGATAAGTTTGTTTGCAACACCTTCAGCCGACCGCTGATCGCTTGGCCCGAGAATCTGGTTCATCGTGCGATCGATCGTTTCCAAGCGGATACGATAACGATTGTCTTCCGCCCTGAAGGCAGCACGCGCTTCCGGATTCAGACCGTTGGCGATGTCGTCTCTCAAATCGGTCAGAACCTGATTGGCACGCCGCTGGTAATCCGTCCCGCGCAAACCTTCCGTGCGCGCCTCAGCGGCCAAAGCGGTGCGAAGGCGACGGATGGAATCAATGTTAAGCGGACGCAGCCCGCTTTCGTCGGCGATGACATTACGAAAGCGTTCCAGACCAGCAATCAAAGGCCCTTCGACTTCCGCTGTAGGCGATAGCTCGCGAAGCTGCTGGTTGAGGTTTCGGAAAGCTCGGGGCGCGCGCAGAATCTCGTCTTGGGAGAGTTCACGCGCACGCCCGTAACCGGCGCGGGCGACTTCCCCACTGGTGTCGATATAACCCTGTGCAGCCTGCCGGGTGCGTTCACCAAGCTGCTCTTGGCGCAACGGGTTGCCCTCGGACTGCGCAATCTGCTGAACGCGGTTACCGACTTGATCCGTAACCTCTTGGGCACGGTTGATGATCGGAGCACCACCGAAGGGCGTCTGGGCAAAGCCAGAAGTCACCCGCCTTGTGGTTGGTCCGCCGACATCCGCAGCCAGCGGAACAATCCCCTGCCGTTCAGCAGCCTGCATGACCTCTTGCCCGGCAGTAGGAGGCCCAGGTGGGCGTTGGCGAAGAAGCCGCCCCGCCGCACCCCCCACCGCAGCGCCTAGGACACCCTGTCCAGCAGCACCCAGGAGGCGATCACCGACAGAACCGTCAGTCGAGCCAAAACCGTAGGCCGCGCCATAACCGCCGCCAAGCGTTGCCAGTTGCCGCGCGGTGGTTGCTCCACCTGTGGGCAAGGCAAAGCCTCCGGCGATCTGGCCTGCGATACGGGGAATGGGATTATTTTGTTCGTCGAACGCATCGATGGCCCTTTCACGGCGCAGGTTGTCATCCATCGTGCCGCCGCTGAACACCGTCTTCCCGGCCGCACTGATCTCGTCCGCAAAGCCCAGCGACACGGTATCCGCCACGCCGCGCAGGGCGGGGTCCACGATTGCCTCACGACGCGCCGCCTGCTCTTCCGGCGTCAGCTGCCCCGCATCCGATTTGGCATAGTCGATGCCGCCGATCGGCTGGCCCTTGGCGGCTGCATCGGCGATTGCCGCGGCGCTCTCAGGCGTCAGGCCCCCGAAGCCCTTGCCCGCAAACCAGCCGGACAGCGCATCGGCGGTCGGCTTCGTCGCCACGAACGCGCGCAGTTCCTTATCCTGCTCCGGCGACAGGCGCGGCCCGGGAGCGTTGGGCGTGTCAAAGCCCATGACGGCTTCTTCGTCCGCTGCCATGCCCGGCGTTGCAGCCTGTGGGTTGCGCCGCTTCTGATATTCCTGGATGACAGGCATGAACGCATCGCCGTCATGCTGGCCGATGACACGAACAGGATCGATCCCGAACGCCTTGGCGTCTTCTTCGAAGCGCGACCGCTGGACCTTGTAGATTTGGTTCAGCTGCGCGACCTTGTTGCCCATTTCGCGGCGCAGGCGTTCGCGGATTTGCGGCGACAGCTGCCCGCCGCCCTCAATGCCGAACTGCTTCTTCAGGCCGGCAACGGACGATTCCACGAACGATGCACCGGACGCGGCCATGCCCATTTCGGACTCGCGCACGACAGAGCCGGGATCCATGGCCTTGGCATAGGCGTAGATCAGTGCGTTATCGCCTGTCGCGTCGTCCTTCGTGCGCAAACCCGTCGCAAGCTGCGAAATGGCCGTGCGATATTCCTTGACAGCGGGCAAACCGTCATAGTCGTCCTTCAACTTCTGGACGTTGTTGAAGCTCTGCGTCTCGTTCTGGCGTTCCATCGCCTTCGTCTGACGGTCCGCGGAGTCGATCGCGCGCATCTCGGTCCGTCCCGCGCGCTCTTCCCGAGCGACCGCCAACGGATCGGGGGCCTTCGCACGCCCCGGGATAAAGCCGGGCACCGCTGCTTGCGGCGCGGCCTGCGGCTGGCTCCAGTCCATCTCCCACGGATTCGTCGCCATTACATCGTCCCTCTGCGGCCATAGAGCGGCACGCGATTATATCCGGGCAAGGTCACATGGACGTGATCGCCTTCGTTCAGCAGACGCGCCCCCGGCCCGAAATACTGGCGCAACTCGTTCGCGGTTGTCCCGGCATAGTCAACCCCGTCGCCGCGAAGATGCGAACTGTTGGGCACGCCGCCGACAGCACGATTGCCCGCGACCGTGCGCCGCCCGCTGGTCATCGTGCCGGGAGCTTTGAGGGGGTCAGGGAACGAAGCATTAGGGAAACGTGGCACCCCCTTGCGGGGATGCACCTCCCTGCGCCGGAACCCAGCTTGCGCGGTCCTTCGGATTGCCGCCCTGATAGCGATAGCCACCGACCACAGTACCCGGAGCGGGGCCACCCGCCGCCGCAGCCTGTGGTTGCCCCCCCGCGACCTGCGCCAGCGCATTCGGATCACGCACGTTGACCACGCCGCCCTCGCCGACCGCGATATACTTCGGCTGCTGGATCTCCACGATCTTTTCGCCGACCCCGAACTGCGCAGCCGCGGCGCGCAACGTGTCCTCGCTATATTGCCCCACATACTGAGCGGCTTCCGGAAAACCCTCGCTTGCCAGTTTCTGCGCGAACTGGTCCCATGCAGCTGGGCGCTGTTCGGCCGGCAGCGCCGCGATCTGGACAAGGTAGTTCCCCGCCAGTGAGTTGCGCTGTTTCACCCGGTCCTGCTGCTGGTCCTGTTCGAACTTCTGCATTTGCAGCTGCTGCGTGCCCTGCTGAAGCTCGTACGCGCGGTCGCGCTGCTGGATGGCCATGCCGGTTTCGGGCGATACCGCGGACAAACGTGCCAATGCTTCGGCGTTAGGGCTGACGGCATATTCCGACAGTGCCCGGCGCGTGTCATGCTCGCGACGGAGCGACATGCCCTGCTCTAGCAGCGCAAGCGAGTTGACGGGGCGGATCTGGCTGAAGTCGGCGGTCATATCCACGATCCATATTGCGTGGGACGTTCCCAAATCGGCTGCTGGCGCGGCGGTATCTGCGACTGCGGCTGATAGCTCGAACCAAGCGCATACCCGCCCGCCTGTACAAGCTGGCCAAGCGCGTTGCTGAAGTTGTTGCCGTTGGCGATCGCCGCATTGCCCTGCACCGTGGCGAGGTTCTGGGACGCCATGTTCTGCGTGTTGACGTTGTTCTGGCCAATGCCTGCCACCAGCGACCGCGCATTGGCCCCGCCCGCGCTGACGCCGCCAAGCTGGCCGATGTAGCGCCCGAACTCGTCCGAAGCGATGTTCTGCCCGAACGACGTCAGCGCCTTCAGCGTGGCACCGCTGTTGCCCATGCCGCGCGCATAGGCGTTTGAGTTGATCGCGCCCGTTCCCTGCCCGACGCGAAAGTCATAGCCCGTCGAGCCGCGATAGGCATCGAACCCCTGCTGCGCCGCCGCCGTGTCGCCGCCCAGATTGAGCAGCGCCGCAATGCGGCTGTCGGCGTCCAGCCCCCGATTGATGACGGGGGAGTTCAGGTTATACTGATAGTCCCGGTTGGCGTTGGACGCTGCGATCTGCTGCGCGCTGGCGTTCGCCTGCGCCTTGCTAGCCTTGCTCGTGGCCTTGGCACCGATAGCCGCGCCGCCGACTGCGCCCGCCGCCGCGATACCGCCCGCAATAAGTGCTGTTGCAATCGCCACGTCATAGGCTCCTGATATAGTTACGCTCTAGCGGACGATACCCGTTTCGTAAATAGAACGTCGACGTCTGATCGGGCTTGATGTTTTCCAGCGCCACCATCACGAAGCTCTCCGCCCCAAGCCGCCGAACCTCGTCTTCCAGCGTCTTGAACAAGCGAACGCCCACACCACCCCGCGCGTTTTCATCCACCCACCAAAACAGCTCCTGCCCGGTCATGTGGCCAAGGTTGTAATAGGCCGGCGTCACCACCGCGCCCGCAGCAGCCGTTACTTCGTCGTTGACGAGCAGCACGCCCAACGGCGCTTCCATCAACCCCGTGAACGTCTGTTCCATGCTGGCGGCACACAGCGGCGCGGGAAGCCCCGCCACGGCCCCGAACGACGCCGCCATGCGCAACAGCCCCGGCATGTCTTCCAGATTGGCGTTGCGGATCATGGGATCGCGGTCCCAGGCGGCAACACGGGATTGCCCGGGCTTGTCCCCGCGTTAGGGATGGTCACGGCCCCCACCGAATGACGCACCCCCGACTGCGCCGCGACAGTCGGGTCCGATGTGTATTGATACGGCACCGCCCCGCCCGCGCGCGTGGGATCGTCGTAATAGACGCGCACCACGGTTCCGACCGGCAAGCCCGTGGTCAGCACGGTCCCGGTCACGGCAACGCTCGTGCCGTCCCCGTAAATCCTGTCGTGGTTCGCGATGACGACGTTGCCCGCAGCATTGGCGGACACAAGCGGCGCAACGAAGTTGGCCGGGTAGCTACTGTTCAGGCTCGATTCCGACGTCGCACCATCCGCCGCAGCCTGTGCCGTCTCAGCCGCCGCCAGCGCAATGTCAGCGGCTTCCAGCGCCGCGGCGATTGCCGATACGACGTCGACGTTGCTGTTCAGCTGCCGCAGGAACGGGATCGTCGGACGTCCCTGCTGGTCCACGATGGGCTGGTCCCCCCTGAACTTGGTGGCCCGCAGCGACATTCTACTTCCACCCCTCGTTCATCAACGCGCCGGACAGTCGCACCTTTACGGGATCGTTGCAAACGACCTGGAACGAACGCATCGGCTGATCCGGAATGCCCAGCCGATACAGGTTCACGATGTCATAAGGCGCGCGCGCTTCCAGTTCCTCGTAATAGTCGGGGAACTCGTCGCGCCCATCCTTCCACCGCACCTTCAGCGTGAAGTCAGCCGACGAGCCCGTCGCGATCGTGAAACTGTCCTGCCGCCCCGGTCGCGACGGCACAGGCACGTTCGCGGTGGCCATGCACGTAAACGCCGTGTCGTCGTCGCGAGCGATGTCCGGATCCAGCTTCCACAGCGCACCGATGCCGCCCGCCATCGTGCCTGCGCTGTCGGTGTGGCCAACGCGCGCCATCCACATATCCGAGTCTTCGCCGAACTGCGACCATTTGCCCGTCGCGGCGTCGAAGGCGAACGTCCCATGCGACGGGATATTCAGCACGTACAGCTTGTGCCCGTCCGTGTCGGCTTCCCACGCGTTGATGAACCCCGCGCGGCTGCGGATCCGCTCCTCGATGCCATGCTCGGACACGCGCTGCGGCACCGCGCCCCCGCGATAAACCACGGCATCGTCGCCGACCCACAGGACCGAGTTGTCGAAGCGCCGGACCGTATCGCGCGCAAGGCACCCGCGATCGTACATGCGCCCCGCTGCCCGCTGGAACGGGGCCGCAAGATCCCCCGTCGTCTGCCACGGCTCGATCGTGTCCGAACCGAACATCCACACTTCATCGCCGACGCGGCGGACAGCGACGATGGCGTCCAGTTGGCTTTCGGCGGTCGCGAAGTTCAGCGGATCAAATGCCGTCTGCCCCGGCTCCAGCCAATAGAACCGCCCGTCCGGACAGCCCGCAATCAGATAACCGTTCAGCGTGTCTATATCGGTGCAGATGCGCCCGTCCGGCATTGCCACGGTTGCATAGGCGGTGCCGTTCCAGGACATGATGACGCCGCCGCCAAGCACGAACACCCGATCTACCGCCGTGGCGAAGGCGGTCAGGTCGTCGCCCAGCACCACGCCCTTGCTGGAAAAGGCGTTGGTGAACACGTTGAACTGCGTGTCCACGACGACGAAATACGCGCCACCGAGGAAGCCCGGCTGGCGGTGAATGCCCCGCGCCGTGCCCGCGACGATGACGCGCGACAGGCCCGGGCGGCTGATCCGCATGAAGTTGTCCGGGGACGCGCCGGACTTGTCTTCTTCAAGCAGCAGGTTGCGAAGCTGGACCTCCGGTTCGAACCCGTTAGCGCGCTTGTAGGATTCGAGGCCGAGGGGAATGGCGGGCATTATGTGATCCGATAAATGGAAACCGGGATCGTATAGGTCACACCGATGCCGAGCAAGGGCGTGTAATAGCCGACTGTCACGTTGCCAGCAGACGCGGGATAGACGTTGACCATTTCGCAACCCGTCGTTGGCGCACCGTTCGGGATCGCCACCAGCCTGTCGCTAGTCGCGATCCCCGCCAATGGCCGGACCATGCGCTTCATGCCCACAGACAGCGACACCAGCAGGGTTTCGGTGACGATCACATCCCCGACATAGACCAGACGCCCGGTTGTTGGGGCTGCAGCCCCGGTTGCGCCTGTAGCGCCGGTTGCCCCTGTGGCCCCCGCCTTCCCCCTTGGCCCGCGCCGCCCGGCGCTGGTGGACTTGGTAACGGGCATCAGGAACCGGACCCGTAGATCAGCTCCACCCACGTCTCCGCAAACGAGAAGTCGTTGCCGTCGTCATCCTTCAGCGGGCGATTGGGCATGGCAAAGGCTTGCACCGATACGCTTGTCGGTTTCTGCGTGGTGAATGGACCAATCATGGAAAATGGCTCCATCGGCCAGCCAGTTGTGCGCGTTACGGGCGTGAACGCCTGCGAGTCATTAAATCCCTTCAGCCGAACAAAAAACGGGTTCGGATTGTAGAGCATAAAAGACGCCACATTCAATGGCAGCGTAATAGGCGCAGGCGTTGAACCGCTAGTGGGACTAACGGGGATCGGCGAAGGATCCCCCATGCGGAAAAACGTACTCATCCGTAATACGCCACATCGACAAACCCGGTGCCATCCGTCTGCTTAATCATGCGGAACGTCGCCAGCGTTGCGTCATAGGTCAGCGGCGTTTCACTGTTGGCGGGGATGCGAAGCCCGGTCGTTCCGGTCGGGTTCTGGCCATCATCCCGCCAGCGCATCGGCTGCGTGTGGTTGTTCTGGATAATGGCCACTGTCGCACCCGCTGGAACCGTCAACGACTGCACCGTTGCCAGCTGTGTGTTGTCGAACTGCTGATAGCCCTTGGGAAGATACCCAGCGGACGAAACCGGGATGCTGGCGTTCGCATTGCCGGTGTCCCCGTTCTGGCTTGAAGGTGCCACCAGAAAGACCGGCTGCGCAACCGAGTTATTCGCAATCCGCATCAAAAATACTCCATCGGCGCAATCTCGCGCTGCTGTGAATAACGGTGCGTCAGCGCTGTGACGTAGGTGGAAGCACGTTGCATGTCGAACTGCGACAGCTCGCCGCCGAACTCTCCGACGATATGAGTGGCAAGATACGCCTTCAGCCCTTCAGGATCGCGCGTCGATAGCGGCGCTTCACTGTCCAGCGTCAAGTCGTAAAGCCCCTGCCAGGACTTCAGTTCGCCGTCATAGATGAAATCAGCCGTGACCCCGGTGAACGAGTCAACGACCGTCACGACCGAGCAATCACGTGGCGTCACCCGATCGTTGTCAACGAAATACGGGTAGCCGTAGATGTAGTAATCGCCCCAATACCCCGCATTCGACAGGGTTTGCGGCAGCGTTACAGAAAGCGTGGCGTCCTGGGTGCGGAACACTCGTTCATTCCAGCGGGCGGTATAATCCGATTGCGGAATGACGTCCTGGAGACGACCGAATGCGCCCGAAGTGATGAGGAAGCGATAAAGCCCCGTCAACGCTCCGAACGCATCCTGTTCGTCCGCCTGCCGTGGCGTGCGACCGGAACCCAGCTTGCCTAGCTTGCGCAGGGCACCGGCCACAATGTCACGGCAGGAACTCATCAGCCGCCGACCACGGGGGTATCGCGGGCGGGGGCGTCCTCATCCGCTACGACAGCGGAAAGGCGCTTGCGCAGCGTGTCAGCGTTCGGATTACCCCGGACGGCGATGCCGCGATCTCGCAGATCGGTCTTGAGCCGCTCCACTTCCTGCACATCGTCCGTTTCGGGTTCGTCACGCTCTTCGCCACCCTTGACCTCGAAGGTCGGATTGGTGGCGATCTTGGCGAACTGCGGGTGCGTGTCGTCCACATCGGTCCACTGCCCCTTGATGAACATGGTGTCCGCCAGACGCACGAACTGCGTGTCGTCCGCATCAGCGCCGATATACCGTGCCTTCTTCATGATCATGGCTCCTGAACGGTGAAGACGATGAACACCTCGACAACGGTGTCCGCCACGACCGTCACGGTCGGCGCGCCGGTCACGATGTTCTTGTTGCCGATGCCGTTGCCGACCTGGGGATAGGTGAACCCGAAAGCCGCGGGCACATTGACGCGAGCCGGCAGGGCGTTCGCCGCCACTGCCTGTGCCGATGCGAACCGCGCCGGAACCGCAGCGTCGCCGATATTCATCGTGATGGCCGTGGTGGCCTTCACGTGGAAATCGAGGATCTGCGACAGGGCCGGCAGGCCGAGGAAGCGGATGGTGTCCGCCGAGGTGGCACCCGCCGGGACTGCTACGCGAGCATATCCCGAACGGACGTTGCCGCCGCCGATACCTGGACCCCGCATGGGGCGGCGCTCCAGGAAGCGGTTGCTGTCATAAGTGGCCATCAGATGTGTTCCTTATGCTGGTTGTTGTATGGATCACGCGTTGCCGACGCTGGCATAGTAGAGCGAAACGACACCGTTCTGGATGCCGCCGCGCGACAGCTTCTTCTGCCCGCGAAGCTCTTCGATCGCAACGCCCGGACGGAAGCCATAGTCGCGCAGGTTGTCACGACGCGGGGTGGGCTGCTGTGCCCAGCCGTAAGCGACCGCAGACTGGCCGCAGAGGAAGCCGACACCCACGTTGATACCCGAGGCACCGGCACCGACCTTGCGGACGAGGCTCAGTTCGGGAACTTCGCGGATGATCATGCCGTTCCACAGCAGATCGCCGGCACGGAACAACGGGTTATTGCGCCCACGTTCCATCGCATCGCGGTTCGCCTGCTGCATGGCGCTGTCGCCACGCAGATCGCGCATGCCGTTGGCATCCACGAACACCACGAACCACTCTTCGCCGTCGTCGGTCATGTACGGCGTGATGTGCGGATCGGCCTCACGCGCCTTCGCACGCGCCACGTCCAGCATCGTCGTGGACAGCTTGTCGTTGACGTTGTCGACGTTACCCAGCGACGTGGCGAAGTTGCCCGAGCTGGAGTTGCTGTTCAGGACACCGAACAGCAGGCGGTCGGAGTTGTTGACCAGGTACGTGTTGCGCTGGCCGGCGGTCGCCTGCGAATAGGCGATCGACGTGTCATGCGTGCCGGGATCGAGCGCACCGGTGCTGAGAGCGCCGGGGATGATGACGGAATCAAGGGCGATGATGGTGTCATCACGCATCGATTCAGCCGCCCAGGTGCGAAGCGCGGGACGCGCTACATTGAACAGGTCCAGTTCGGTCGCGTAGCTGGTGGACTTCGGCACGACCACGCCGTTACGCCGCCAACGCAGCGTGACCTGGTCCGAGAAGCTGTCCATGTCCTCTTCGTTGCCTTCGAGCACTTCTGCATCGAAGACGCCGCGGCCCTTCAGCCGACCGAAAAGGGGGATGTTGATCGCCGCGACATTCTGCGCATCGCTGTCCGACAGAATGCGGAAGATCGAGGTCTCGGAAGCACCCATGTACGGCATGAAGCCGGAAGCACGGACATATTCGTTCATGAACTTGTTCGACCAGCTCTGACGCTGCTGGTCGGTTGCGAGAAGAGTTTCGGCCACGTGTCTATTCCTTCAGGAAAAGACCCTCCACAGCAGCCACCGGATTGACCTTCAGCACAGGAGCCGAACCAACGGACGGCTGCGATGCGATCGAACGCGGCGGAACAGCGGGGGTCGCTGTTACTGCCACACCAGCCGGTGCAGCAGGGGCTGCGCTTTGCGGGAGCAATCCAGGGTTCTTCGACACGTAATCCCGGACGAAATCGTCCAAGCTTCTATCGCCGATCTCGGACACCACCGCATCACGCTTGTGTTGCTGGACGATCCAGTCGATCGGGTGCGGCTGTCGCTTATACTCTTCGGCAAAGAGCGGGTTGCTCTTCGCCTTGTCCAGCGCCCATTGGGTGGCAGTGTCCACCGTCTCGGCACCGTGAGCCTGCTTGGCCATGATCTCGCTCATCTCGAACTTCTGCATCGCCAGCGCTTGCTGGAGCTTCGTTTCTTGACTTGCGACAAACCCGGAAGGATCATCGAAAGGATCGATGGTGGTCTGCTGGCGGTTTTCAAACTCAGCAACACGCCTTTCGGCCTCCTGCCTTGCCCTCTTTTCCTCCTTCAGACTGTCCCGAACGTCCAGAAAAGTACCCAGCGGAACCTGCTTGGCCTCTTCCTTCTCCGGCACCGCGGCTTCGGGCTCCACAATCGGAGCATCGGGCTGCGGCTGAACTATTTCAGGCTCGGGCGTAGCAACCTCTGCGGCTGCTTCCTCGGATGGGCCAAAAAGAGTTTCTGCCAGATCGTCCATTTCAATCCTTCCATCGCGTATCGTGCGATCCAACGACACACCCGATTATCGGCGGCGACCCGTTCCGGTTTTGAAGGCCCGGATAAACTTAAACGCCCGTATGCCGGCGGCGCGCTTCATTGATACCGGGTTATCCGAGTTCACGCAATACCCAAGAAACGCCTCTTCTGATGCGGTTCACCTGGGGTTTGGAAAGATCGAAAGCCGCCATAAGCCATGCAGTGGAGCGATCCGAAGTCCGGATGAACTCCGAGTCATGGGCGGTGATTTTCGCGCGGCTGTTGCGTTCCCCGCGAACCCTGCCGCGCTCGACCTTGTCTTGTTCGTTTTCGACTGCACTCCCCCAGCGCAAATGGTCCGGGTTGCAGCAGGGTGGATTATCACAAGCGTGAAGACCGCAAAGATCGGCGGGCATATCGCCCGTTTTCAGGTAAAGGGCTACCCTATGCGCCCTGAAGCTGGAACTCTTAATATGGAATATGCCATAGCCTCGCTTCGTGCGGCCACCATGCCATTCCCAGCATTCACCCAAAGGCCGATGGGGTAAATACGCCCAAAAGCGCTCGATTGCGCGAGCGTCAAAACATGTTAATGATGGCTTAGCCATTGCGAACCTCCATTCGCTGGTTAGAGACGAGGCAGGCGCTTCCAACGCCGCCTCGTCTTGATGTGGTAGCCCGCTACCTGTCTTGGGTCAAGGCGTTCCCCGCCATCTCATAACCCGTCTGCACCGTATCCGCCTCGATCTTGGCGGTTTCGGCGGTGGTCTTGGCGATCTTGGCTTCGCGCTCCGCAATCTCCAGACGGGTCATCACCTCCTGAATCTGCTGCTGCATCTGCTGCATCTGCCCTTGCTGCTGATCATTCTCTTCGCGCTTGGACCGCAGAAGTTCAAGAATGCGCGTCTTGTCCGACAGCGGGGACGCCTCGATCATCAGTTCGAACTCTGGCGTCATGACTGCCTGCAGGTTGCCGCCGGTCAGTTTGACCAGTTCCGCAAACGTCTCCTGCTCCATCGTCGCGGTGTCGGGCGTCGTGCCGATGATGATGTCCATGTCCATCTCGGCCAGCCGGTTCTTCATGATCGGCTCCACGATCGGCTGGCCCGTCTCGGGATCGACGCCCGTGATCTGCTGCCCCACCACCTCGTTGACCATGACCATCTCGGGTGCGCGGATGTTGTCGGTCACGCGCACCCACTTGTTCGCAGGCCAGAACTGCCGGATGCGCCACCACGTCTGCGCATAGACCCGCTCCTCCAGATCCTCGATGCCCGCCATTGCCGGAGCAAGCTCGGTCATGCCCGCCTGTTGCAGTACCAACCGCGAACGCCCGGACTGGCTCGCCCCGTCCGCCCTGCCCAGAACAGCCGGCGTCGGCCCCATGCGCTGTAACTGCGCGCGATCGTCCGCCAGCAGTGCCGATTGCCCGGCGCTCAAATCCGCAGTCGGCACGACCTGCCAGCCTGCGGGGATGACGCCATCCGCCTTTGCAGCCTCAGCCTTCGCGATAGCCGCATCCACCGGCGCAGCGCCGGGATCGACCTGCTGAACCTGCCGCGTGTTGGTCAGATGCGACAGCCGCGACTTTCGCGCGTTCACGCTATGCTGAAGCGTCACCATGTCGCGCACATGGCTGTAACGCCGGTTTTCCTGGTCGATCTCGTAGCTGACGGCGATGATGGGGCAGACCGAGCGTCCCTTATCGTCCTGATAGGGACTTGGCGCGGCCTCGAATGCACCCGAGGCGCAATAGACCACGCGTACCCACTGGCCGCCATCCCGGTAATAAAGCTCCACCATGAACAGACGGCACGCCTTGCGATCGGCCCACAGCGCCATATCAGGCTTGTCGGTCATGTCGTTGATGCCGCCAAGCGGGCTGACGCTGAACGGATCACCAAGCTCTGCCCAGCGCTCGGGATACATGCGCCGAACGTCATCGGCGTAGAACCACTTGCCGATGCCCAGATAGCGTGCATCGCTGAAGTCCAGCCGCTTGGCGTGCGGATCGTAGATCAGCTCACCCTGCTTGATGTCGGTGTAGGTAACCGCGCCTTCTTCGCCGGACTCCACCAGCACGCCGACAGCATCGGACGTGAAATAGGTCTTGGCGGCGGACAGCTTGATCTTGTCGAACTTGCCTTCCTCGGCGGCGAAGCGCAGCGCCTTGCTGGCAATGTCTGCCGCTGCCTGATCCTGCGCATTGCGGGGATACGCACGGGGATCGGTACGGGACTGGTCCAGGACACCAAGCAGCCCGTTGACGGCCGGACGAATGAGGTTGTCGATGACCTCCGGCTGGCCGCGACGGCGCAACACCCGCTTCATGGTCGCGGACAGCTGGTCGCCATCGTACATGCGACGGTCTTCCTTGGCCCAATCGCGCGCCGTCTGCGTGACGGACCAGCATTCCTCCACCCAGCGCCGCAGCCTGACCAGATCATCGCCCTCGGGCATGAACGGGCGGGCGGGAACCTGGCTGGGCAGGTAAGGTGCCATCTGCATGTCAGTCGACATCAGCGAGGATCCGTCTTGGGTACGGGAAGCCAGCGGCTGTCCCGATAGAAAGCATCGCGCAGGAAGAACTGGTCTGGCTTGTGTTTCGGTTCAGCCTTCATCCCGCAACTCCCCCAACCGCGCTTCGATGGCCTTGACGCGATCCGCATAGCCCTCGCGATCGCGCGAGGCGTCAAGCAGATGCTCCAGACGCTCGATCTCGGCTTTGCGTTCGTCGTTGGTCATGTCACCCATTCCGGTAGCCTATATCGGTCAACTGTAAAAGCCCCCATCGCTGGCATCCTGCGGCTCGCGTGCGTAACGATCGCCGGGTCGGGTGCGTGGAACGACAACAACAGGCTTGGTCAGGCGGCAGTTGATAGCGAACTCGCCATAAGCATCGGCACCGTGACTGTTTTCGTCATGAAGCGCCCCGCCATAGGTTTCCATCGATCGGTTCAGACGCCTAGAATAGTTTCGCAGGCGCTTGATGCCCAGGGCGCAGGTTTCCTTGTTGAAATGCATGAACGGAAGCAAAGTGCGCCCTGCGTTGACGCGCTCGGCAGGTCCGGCCGCAATCCCGACGTTGATCTCCTTCAGGCCATGCTGTTGCAGCGTTGCCAGCCGCGACCGTCCTGCGCCCCATTCTCTCACCGCCACGTCATGAGGCAGGAAATGCCTCCCATATTTGAACGGCACGGCGCGGACCACTTCCATCTCGCGCATGCGCTCGATTGCAGGCACCAGTTCCGGCAACGCCTGCTTGACGATCTCGGGGACGCCTTCACCGCTGGTTTCGAAATAGTCGATGGCGCGGACCTTGTTGCCGTTCTCCTGGAAAAACCAGATGGCGGTATAGTCATCCATCCCGATGTCCCATGCCGTCAATACCGGCAGCGCGGGGTCATAGGGGAAGTCCCCTATCCGTCCTTCCTTCTCGGCCACAGCCAGCAAGGAGGCGTAATAGGAACCCTCCGTTATGATCTCGTAGCCACCATCCCAGATGTGCGATGCCTGGTCAGGATCACGACGGCGATCGTCTTCCATTTCCTCCCGCATTTCGTCGGGAAGCCACGGGTTGTCGGCATAGTTGACCTGCCGAACGATGGCGTTGCGTGGCGGATTGGCCCCGCGCAGCAACTCATCGATCGCATCGGTGTCATGGCGCGGGTTCCACGTTGCCCATATCTCCGACCCGGGCGCACGGATGGTCGGTCGTAGCATGCGCAGCGATGTGCGGCTCAGCGTCTGGGCTTCCTCGATCCACGCGATGTCATAGCCCTCAAGCGATTTGATCGTCTCGGCGTTGTAGGACTGCATACCGCGGAAGATGATGAGCGAGCCGCCAGGGCCTCTTATTTCGGCCTCCAGCGGCTCAAACATCTTGCCCAGGCCGTGCCGCTGGATCTTGTCGATGATAAGCTGCCGAACGGATTCCTTGAGGCTGTTCTGAACTTCACGGATACAGACGGCGCGCGTCGGCTGCCGCATGCACCTTTCGATCAACCGTTCGGCGAAGTCATGGCTCTTGCCGCTTGCGCGGCCACCATGTGCCCCTTTGTAGCGCCGATTGACATCGAACTGGCGGGACCACGGCGCACGTTCGCGCCGATAAAACTCCCGCTTCGCCTGTTCTTCGCGGGCGGCAAGGATGTCTGCCCTAGTGAGCTGTTGCAGCATCTTCGCTTTGCGCGGCTACCCATGCGACCACGGCGTCTGGTGCCTGCCCCCACGCGATCGCCGGCATGCTGTCGTCACCGCTGATCGGCTGCGTCGGCTTGCCCCACCCGCGATCGAGAATGCTGTTACCAGCCGCAACACGCGCGGCCTGCGGGGCGTTATCGTCGGTGCAAATCTCCACCAGCGTGTCGATTGCTTCCTGCGTGTATTTGCGCGCCAGATCCCGCAAAACCTGCCCCTCGACAGACTTGGGGCGGCCGCCAGGATTGCCGGATTGTCCCTTAACGAACGTCATTGTCCACCATCTTGAGATTGACTTCAGAACAGGCCACATCCTCGGTCATCGCGGGGAGGATCATATCCTCGTCCAGCGCGGCGATGATGAGGATGATGGGGATGGTCATGGTGTCTCCTTAGCATTTGGGGGCGTGGGGTTCAAGATCATGCCGCAGCCATAGCATCGTCGTAAACGCGGCGGGCAACTTCAACGGCATCTTCGGCATCCTGCCAACGCTGCCACACTGCAACGTTGCTGCTCATGGCGACCCAATCAGCTTTGGCATTGGCTTCGGCGACCTTGGCTGCGTTCATCGCCTTGCTGGCGTAACGGACGTTGCTGGCTTGCTGAGCGTTCATATTCTGTCTCCCTCTGTGCCACCCTTATGCCGTGGCCCGGATCATCCGTCAACCCACAATCGCACTAGGCTCGCATTTATTTTGCCGCCTCTTCGCCTGTGCCCTAGCCTCGATCACCCTGCGACAGGTCCGGCACTTCCGCCCGTTGCCGCCGGGCTTGGTGTTCTCGGGGGTTCGGGGATGGCCGCAGGGGAAGGTCACACCCATCCTGCTTTTCGGTCGTCTTCGAATATCTCTCCGACAGTCTGCGTGGGAACATATACTGGTTCATAATAAGTGGGGATTCGCGAAGTTATTCGACACCATGCTGCGCAGACCTCGCTTGCCTCCAGCGCGTTACAGGCTTCGCGTGGCTCACTCGTTTCAATCTTGCCCGAATGAACGTTACGGAAATGAAACTTAGGCATTCTCTGTCTCCCTCTGTGCCACCCTTCTACCCACCCAGGAGAAACGCGTCAACCCACAATCGTATCCTCACACAAAAATATCTAACGCCCCATCACCATCAGCCGCGCCAGTCCCGGTCCACCGAGGCCGCGGAGGAATGAGCGGAGGAGGATAGCGAGGAGGGTCATTTCACCTTCTCCTTGTCCCGGTAATAAGGATCGGCCTTAGCCTTGCGCTGCACCTCTAGCAGTTGGCTGTCAGTGAACACGAGCGCGGCTCTCCTGCTACCGTCCGGCGTGTACCAGCTTATGTGGGTTCCGCCCATGTCGTGGTCGTACCAATAATCGAACATAGAACCTCCTAAAACAGACTGTCCGGGATTGTCCCTTACGCGCGCGCGAGACGGCACCCCATGACCATTTAACCAAAAAGAAAGAATGTTTCCCTTCTTCCTACGCGAGGGACAATCCCGGACACTCCAGCCCCTTTTATGTGCAAAAAGCACGACGAACCGTTGACCTGAAACCACATAGGTTATTCCTCCAACATGCCGATAATGCTCTGACGGGCGGCTTCGCGGCGCTGTCGCTCGCTTTCCGCCCGCCCTTCGAACGCCGAATGCACCGCATCGTTGACGATCCATGCCGTAGTGTCCGAACGGAGCGAAGCTTCTTCCAGCCACCCGAACGCCACCATCTGTTCGAATATGGCCCTGCCTTCGAACTGTGTGAGCCTCCGCATCTTGGTGGAACCACGCGCCAGGGTGCGCAGCGTGACCTTCTCCAGACGGTGCGACAGGATGAACCCGGCGACGTCGGCGATAATCTCGTGATCGTCCGTCAGGCCCGCGACATTGGTGTAGAACGCCAGCGCATGACGCCGCAGGAACCTATGCAGGAAGTCGGCTGCGCGCTTGGCTGTGGCGAACGTCAGGACGCTTGGTAGCGGCTCCTCGGGCTTGTCGGTGACGTGCTCGATGCAATGGAAGATAAGCGCCAGCCTGCCGAACAGCCCGTCATATTTGCCGATGTGAGAGGCGACCTTGCGGTTCACGCTTTCCATCGTCGACATCATGTCGAGATGCTGCCGGGACAGCGCCGATCGTAGTTCCTGAGCCTCGTCCGAGAACTCGACGGGCTGAACACCAAGGAACGACTGCGGCGGCTTCAGCGCCCATAGCTTGTCCAGGATGGCTTCATATTCCTGCACCACGTCCGGCATTTCGATGTCTACGTCGTGGCTTGGCTCACCGAGCATGATCGGCAGAAACCGCTGGATAAGGCCGTCGTCCGACGATTCCGCCATGATGCGGCGGATGGGATCGGGCTGGACGCCGCCGACGATGCTGACGGACAGGTTGTCGACATACTCCGCCTTGCGGCCCACCCGATCGATCGCGTAACCGCTGCCGTTGAACGCCTGCAGCCAGAAGGCGCGGTCCTTTGCGCCGCCCTTGCCGCCGCTATACTTCTCGATGCCGCCGAACCAGCCGGACAGCTCGTCCTGAAGGCCCAGCACCCCGTCAGGGTTGTGAGCGCAGACTTCGGCGGCGGACTCCATCGTGATATCCGAAATGCGAAGGCGATGCGGGACGGGCGGTGCGCCGTTCTTGCCCGCCTCCAGCCAATCCTGCTGCTCGCGTTTGTGCTCTGCCATCAGCCCGATATCCAGCTTCGAAATGTGGCTGGTGGCGGAGCGAATGATAGGCGTCTTCTTGCGGCTGGGATCGCCGACCAGCATCACCCACAGGCGCGCTTCCTCGAACCATGTCGGGTCATGCCGCTTCATCTTCAGGCGGATGGTGTCGCGGATCATGACGCCGCAGGATGCCAGCGCCGCGACCGCAAGCCCGGAAGGATCACAGCCGACCATCTCGCCGCGGATCTTTGAGAAGCGCGCGATGAGCGGCGGCAGAAGGTGTTCGGGAAACGACGGTGCAGCCGTGCGCGCCCACAGGTCCAGCGGGCCGGACTCGCGCTCTTCATGCTTGGCGGCTTCTTCCTTGCGGCGGGCGAACGCCGCCAGCCCATCCAGCAGGGTACGCGCGACCGCCTCTGAGCCTGCTTCCTGCTGCTGGTCGTTGAAGTCGCCTTTCGCAACCTTGGTGACCGGCAGGATAACCGGGCAATCCAGTTCGGCCCCCAGCGCCTGGAAATGCGCGGCCTGGTCGACGTCCGGCGCAAGCACGATCGGCACGCCATTGGCCGCAAACTGCCGCGCCACCTTGTCCATGTTGCCGGCCGAAAAGGTGACGACCACCTGATCCGGCATGGCGTTGTAGATGCTGACGCCGGTGGCGACACCTTCGCAGATGATGCTGCGGCCCATGTGGATCCCGATATGCATCCGCGCGCCGCCGACCGGTGCCCCTGAGTGAAACAGCTTTCCGCCATCGGCGTCGATCGCCTGCACGGACATGATCTCGCCATCGGCGTCATACATCGGGAACAGCAGCGACTGTCCTTCGCGGCGCGCGATCGCCAGATCCTCGACCAGCTCACCAATGCCCTTGCGGATCAGATAGGGATGTCCGGCGTCGGCGCGGATGGCGCGCTCCCACCGCGTTGCCGCCTGTGCCGTTCCGCGTTCCTTGCGGTCGCGCTCTTCGGCTTCGCGCTGTTCGGCCAGCTTGTTGCGCTCTTGCCGGACAGGTTCGGAAATCGTGACGACCTTGCCGCCGGTCAGCGCGTTGATGGCTTCGGATTTGGTGTCAAAGCTGTGGATGGCCTGTACGAAGTCGATCACATCTCCATGCGCGCCGCAGCCCTGACATTTGAACTTGCCTTTCGCTTCGTTGACCATGAACGAAGGCGTCTTCTCCAGATGGAACGGACACAGCCCCGCCCATTCACGGCCAACGCGCTTCATCTTCACATGCCGCTGGACTTCCTCCAGCAATGGATATTGCGCCTGTATGGCGGTGAAGTCGTGGCGCGCGGGCATCACGCCACGCGATCCTTCGCGAAGTAATCAGAAAGCGCCTTCACGACCCGAAACGAAGGGTCACTGGTCTTGCCGTCGCGGATAGCCGCAATGGTGTTGTGGTGAACGCCGGTCGCCTCGGAAACGATCGGGATGCGACGATCCGTCAACGCCTCTTTGATCTGTTCGATTGTGAGCATACGATAAATCCTGTGATTGACCGCTTGACACTGTGTCAAATCTGCCCCAACGTCAAGAGGCAAGAAAGGAAAGGACCACATGAGCATTCTACAACGCGCCTCGCGTCCCGAGGCCGAACCCTTTGCCGGCACCATCGTCGGCGTGCAGGGGACGGGCAAGACCAGCCTCGCCTGCACATTCCCCGACGTCATCATGCTTCGGACGCAGGGCGAGAAGCCGCCTTACGACATCCCGAAGGACCAGATCCCGGTCACGCTGGAGATCAACACCGCCGCCGAACTGTGGGACGCCTTCAAGGCGTTGCTGCGCGAAGAACATACCTTCAAGACGCTGGCGATCGACACCGCAACCGGGCTGGACACGCTGTTCACGCAGGACGTGCTGGCGGCGGACCCCAATGCCCGCGGGCTGAACCAGAGCCACGGCGGCTATGGCAACGGCGCGAGCATGGTATCGGCAATGCACATGCGGGTGCGCAAGGCCGCGGAGATGCTGCGCAAGCAAAAGGGGATGCACATCATCTTCCTGGCGCACGCGGAGATCGTGGACGTGTCGCCGCCGGATGGCGATCCGTACTCCAGCTACTCGCTTCGCCTGCCGAAGAAGTCGATGGCCCCCTACCTCGACAGCGTCGATTGCGTCGGGTTCCTGAAACAGCAGCGCGTCGTCCGCGGCGCGGTGGAAGCGAAGGGCGACCGTGGCGCTAAGCCGGGCCGTGCCATCTCTAGCGGGGACCGGGTGCTGGTGACGTACCTGACGCCCGCGATGGCCAGCAAGAACCGCTACGGCATCACCGAGGACCTCGACGTGGTGCAGGGCGAAAACCCGCTGGCCCCGTATATCGGGTTGGGGGCAAAGAAGGGGCGGGCGAAGCCTGCGCCGGAACCGACGCCGGAGCCCGACACCGGCGAAGAACAGCATGAAGAGGAGAACGAACAGTGAGTTTCTGGAACCTTGCGGACGGCAGCAGCGCCGTCACCAACGAAAAAGAGTTCGATGCGGGCGGCGGCGACTTTGAAGTCATCCCGAAGGGCACGAACGTCCTCGTCGCGGTGGAAGACGCGACCTGGAAGGCCGGCTTCAACGTCACCGAAGAGTTCGTGAACCTGAAGGTGCGGGTGATGAAGCCGGCCGGCTACGAGAACCGTGTGCTGTTCTTCAAGCTGTGGGTGGACGAGCTGGATCCGGGTGTGAAAGACCCGGTGAAAGCCGAAACCAAGCGCGACAAGCACAAGCGCATGCTGATGGCGATCGATGCCAACGGCAAGGGGCGGCTGGCGAAGGTCGCAGCCCGCCCCACTGACGAGCAGCTGGCGCTGGCCCTGACCGGGGTGCAGTTCGTGGCGACGTTGGGGGTTTGGGATAAGGAAGACCCTGTAACGAAGGCGAAGACGCCTGGGGGCAACTGGCTCATGAAAGCTTCCTCTAAGTCTGCGGAAGTCTCGCCCGGTCCTGCGCCTCGTGGGGGCACTGGTAACGGCACCAGTTCGGCCGGTCGTGCCCGCGGGGCAATCTTTGAAGATGATCTGGACGATGACGTGCCATTCATCACCTGCGACAGCATGTTCTGACCCACCCCTCCCCGGACCCCGCCTTTCGAAAGAGGGGCGGGGCGAGGATGAAGGATGGAGGAAAATATGGATGACGACCAACTGTGGAGGCTCCGTGGCATCTACACGCAAGTTTGTGCGGCGGAGCAAGACATCGTTTTTGCTTTGGCAGACCGCAGGTTAACGGATAGCCGAAAGCGTGATCTGGTTCGCCGGTTGGAACATCTGATTGATCAAATCAAAGGCGAAGAAGCATGACCGCCCCCCAACGCTCCCCCGAATGGCACCAGCAGCGCAAGGGCCGGGTGACCGGCTCGGTGGTCGGTGCGATCCTTGGCCTGTCCCCATACATGACGCGCGATGACGTACTTCGCAGCATGGTCCGTGCGTCTCTGGGGGCACCCAGCGAGTTCACCGGCAATGTTGCGACGGCATGGGGCACTGCTATGGAACCGCAGGCGATCCTGGACTTCGAGATGGAGACGTCCGAAAGTGTGACGCCTGCGCCGTTCGTAAAATATCACACGTGGCTAGGCGCGTCGCCTGACGGCTACGTCAGCGATGGGCGGTTGATCGAGGTAAAATGCCCCTACGGCATTCGGAACGACCCCAATCCCATTTTCAAGAGCGCAGACGACCAACCGCATTATTTGGCACAGATGCAGGTGCAGATGATGGTCACTGGCAAAACGTCGTGCTGGTTCTACCAGTGGACGCCGCACGGTTCTTCGCTGAAGCTGATTCACCGCGATGACGATTGGCTCGCCTCCAACCTCCCACGCCTCCACCAGTTCTGGGCAGAGCTGCAAGATGCGATCGCCAACCCCGAAGAACACCTCTCCCCCCGCCGCGTCACGATCGACACGCCGGAAGCGGCTCGGATGATCAGAGAATATGTCGAACTAACTGAGGCCATTGAACGCGCCACCGAAAGGAGGAAGGACCTTCTGTCCGAAATGGTCGCGCTCGCAGGGGAGCGGAACGCGGACTTCGGGGGGCGCAAGCTGACGAAGACCGAGAAGGCGGGGGCGGTGTCTTATGCTTCTGTGGTGAAGGCGAAACTGCCGGGGCTGGATCTAGAGCCGTGGCGGGGGAAGCCGTCGAGTTTCTGGGGGGTGCGGTGATGCGCGTCGAAACGATCGGGAATGCTACGCTTTATCTTGGGGACTGTCGCGACATCCTGCCGACGCTCGGTAAGGTCGATGCAGTGGTGACTGATCCGCCTTATGGGATTGGCATTGCCGCCAATCCGGTTCGGCAATCGCATGAAAAGATGACGTGGGATGCGTGCCCGCCGGATGATGATTTGATGGCTCTTGTTGTAGCCGCTGGCGAGTGGGCAATTGTGTGGGGCGGTAACTATTTCAATCTTCCTCCCGCGCAATGCTTCCTCGTGTGGGACAAACTACAACCGCATGATTTTTCGCTCGCGATGTGTGAGCAGGCGTGGACCAACGTTCGCAAGCCCGCAAAAATGTTCCGTTACTCGGTTACAAGTTACGAGAAAGAGCATCCTACACAAAAGCCCGATCCGCTGATGAAATGGTGTATAAGTCATCTTCCAGCAACAGTTAAGACAGTCCTAGACCCCTTTATGGGCAGCGGCACCACCGGCGTTGCCGCCGTCCAGATGGGCCGCACCTTCATCGGCATCGAGCGCGAGCAGTCCTATTTCGATATCGCCTGCCGCCGCATCGAAGATGCCCAGCGCCAAGGCTCGCTGTTCGGATGACCTTCACCCCCAGAGGATATCAGCAAGCAGCCATCAACGCCGCCATAGACGAACTGCGCCGCACCACCGATCCGATCCTGATCGAGGCGGCGACTGGTGCGGGCAAGTCGGTGATCGTCGCTCACTTAGCAAGGCATCTGCACACCGTCAGCCAGGGCAAGCGGGTCCTGTGTCTCGCTCCGTCAAAAGAACTGACGCTGCAGAACGCCGCCAAGATGAAGGCAATCGGTGAACGGCTGTCGATCTTCTCCGCCAGCGCGGGCGCGAAGTCGACACGCCACCCGATCGTTTTCGGGACGCCGGGGACGGTCAAGAACGCCATCTCGCGCTTCACCAACGGCGATTATTGCGCGGTCATCGTTGACGAGGCGCATGGCATAACGCCGACCATCCGCGCCATCATCGAGGCGATGCAGGCGACCAACCCGCGCCTGCGCGTCATCGGCATGACCGCCACACCTTTCCGTCTTGGGACCGGCTACATCTACCGCCAAGGTCCGGACGGCCGGGTGAACGGTGACGACACCTGTCGCGAACCGTTCTTCATGAAGTCCGTGGCCCGCATCGGCGCGCGCGACCTGATCGAGCAGGGCTATCTTACACCCCCCATCATCGGCACCCATGAAGAAGGCTATGACACGTCCGGGCTGATCCTGAAGCCCAACGGGCACTTCGACGACGCCAGCGTGGACGCGGCATTCGTCGGGCATGGCCGCAAGACCGCCACCATCGTTGCGGACGTGGTGCGGCAAGCCGCGGGCAGGAAAGGCGTTGTCTTCTTCGCCGCCACCATCCAGCACGCGCAGGAGGTACTGGCATCGCTGCCGCCGGAGAAATCAGCGATCGTCACCGGACAGAGCGCGGATCGTGCCGGAGCCTTGGCGCGTTTCGATCGCCAGGAGATTAAATACCTCGTGAACGTCAACGTGCTGACGGTCGGCTGGGACGCTCCGCATGTCGATGTGATCGCTATCCTGCGCCGCACCGAAAGCGTGGGGCTGTTGCAGCAGATCATCGGGCGGGGGCTGCGGACCAGTCCGGGCAAGGACGACGTGCTGATCCTCGACTATGCCGCCAATCTCGAAACGCACTGCCCCGATGGCGACCTGTTCAGCCCCATCGTGAAGGCACGCGGTGCGAAGGAAGGCGGTGGGGCCGTGCCCGCGGAATGCCCGTCCTGCGGCTATGCCAACGAGTTTTCGTTGCACCCGAATGCTGACGGCTACCAGCTGGACGCCAACGGTTATTGCGTGGACGTGTGGGGCGCGCGGATCGAGACGGACTTCGGGCCGCTGCCGGGCCATTACGGCCGGCGCTGCCTGGGGCTGGTGCGTGTGGGCGCGGTGCACGAACGTTGTGCCTACCGCTGGACGTCCAAGCCCTGCCCCGCCTGTGACGAACCGAACGACATAGCGGCGCGCTATTGTAGTAGCTGCAAAGCGGAGATCGTGGATCCCGGTGAAAAGCTGGCGGTGGAGTTCAAAGCGTTTAAGCGCGACCCCACCCAGCCCCAGACCGACACCATCCTGAGCATGGACGTGAAGGAGTCGGTGTCGCAGCGGGGGAACCCGACCGTTAGGGTGGATTTCAAAACGCCTTACCGGCAGTTCAGCGTCTGGTTTTCACCGGAGTCGCAGCACGCACGCCCGCAGAAAGATTGGCAACGGTTTGAGGAAGCCCGCAAGCACGGTCAGCCGGAGACGGTTTCGTATATGAAAGAACGCGATAGTCAGTTCTACCGCGTGCTTGCATACGGGCAGCCGATAGATGAGATTGCCGCATGAAGTTCCCCCCATCGATCCCCGTCTATGGTGACCAAACCTTTCGCGGGCGCTGTCCGTTGGAGGCGGTGGAGCAGGCGTCTTTCTTTAACCGCTTGAGGCGTGAGTTCCCCGACACATGGGGACTGATTGCGCTTCATCCTCGCAATGAGGGCCTGAAGGAGCGGGGTCAGTTTTCCACCGTATTGAAGCATAAAGCCGAGGGAATGACCGCAGGCGCTGCGGATATCGTGATTCCTGCCCAAATCAGCTTCGTTTGCGAGGTAAAGCGCGCAAATCACACCCTGTCGTCATGGCAGGATGGTCAGATCGCTTACCTGGAAGCGTCGAAAGCAGCCGGTGCCTTCGCCTGCATCGCCCTGGGCGCTGTCGGCGCGTGGGCGGCATTCCAAAGTTGGTTAAATGAGATCGCCTGAGATCCTGCGCCGGGTGCTTGCGGGGGAGATCCCCGTGGGGCAAGCCCCGCGCGCTGTGCAGAGCTGGGCGCAGTTCTTCATCTATCAGGGCGCGGAAGAGGTGCTGACGTTTGAGAATGTGGACGAGCGCCGGGCGGCGTTGGGTAAGCTGCCGGCGCTCGTGAGACCGCTAGTGGAGGCAGAGGTTAGGCGGTTGTGGGAGTGGCGGCGATCTCCTTCCACTCATCCGCCCGCCAGCCCTTCCGCTCCGCCATAGCGACCATTTCGTCGGCAGTACGGATGCGGCCATAGACCATGTAATGCGTGCCCTTGGGATCGGTGCGGCCGGTTTCGGTGCAGCGCCAGACCGGGCCTTGCTTCTGCAGATATGTTTGAGCGTCGGTGTTGATGCCTGCTGGCCGCATGTCCGCGTCATAGCTTTTATGGCCGCGATAAACCACGGGGGCCTTGGGGGCAGAGAGACGAGGCGCACCGATACGTGCCGCTACACCACACTCCCCGCGCCACCGAGCGATCAGGTGCTTGCTGACACAGTAACGGGCCATCAAGTCGCGGTTTCTTTCAATGCCCGCATAGAGCGGGAAATCCTCAGGCATAGGCTTTGCCGTATGAACGGGTACCGACCGACGCCTTTCGCGGGCCGGCGGGCATAACTCGGCAAGGTTGCGATGGTTATAGGGCCATGTTGGCGCTGCGGCGATGGGGGCGTAGATCATTTCAGGACTCCAGAAGAGGGGGTGACGACCGTTCCAATCTTACCAGCGGTTTGCCTGTAAACCCGGGCGCTGGCTTCACGTCCCTTAAGGGGAGGCAGATTGGACTTGTTTCGAACCGCTGCCGTCGTCGGTTCTTGGAGTGCCCGGAAACTTTATGGGGGTGTTAATCCATTCGCTTTCGCGATTTCCGCGCGGGCAAAAGATGCGGCACTTTCGGCTTCATCCGCCATCAGATCGCGAACGGTATGAATCTGCCCCGTGCCTTGTTGTTTGACGGTTTCGGCATCGCCGCCACCGAGCTTCGCGAGAAAGTCGAACTGATCAGCGCACGTCGCCAAGGCCTCTTCCAAGGCGATAGCGCGGCGCTTCCACGCAATCATGCTTTCCAAGGCGGTGCCGTATGCCAGCCAGTCACTTGGCTTCCGCCCCGGAGCATCGTGTTGTGGGCCACTCACGCCGCCACCCTCTCAGCTTCAGCCCCAGCCAGCGCATCCATCAGCTTCTGTTCGGAAACCGGGTTCAGCTTTGTGGTGTGGCCGCGTTCCCACCGCCAGAAGGTGCTGGCTTGCACCCCCGCGCGATCGAACAGGGATTGCATGGTGACATGCGCCGCCTTGGCGCGGTCGCGGACGATCTTGGGTGTGATGGGCGTTTTCATGTCTCTTTGCTAGCGTATGTATTTTTTTGCGTCAACATGCATTTATGGCTTGCGTTGTTTTGCGTTTGGCGTAAAAGGGGCGTCAGAAGGAGAAAACGCAATGTCCGCCACCGCAACTCTCGATATGGACGGTCTCGCCGCACGGGTACGCGCTAAGCGTGAACCTCTGGGCCTGAACGTGCGTTTCATTAATATCGACGGCAAGCCTGATTGCTACAGCTTTGCTACGTCCGCTAACGCAGAACGCTTCCGCGCGAAGCTGATCGCCGTTGGCAGGGAGTTGCTGGCATGAGCACTCCCAAGTCCGCCACCGCCCACCGCACCCTCCCCGCAGCCTTCGATACGGTCGAAGCGCGTCACCTGTCGCAGAACCCGCGCAACGATCGCACGCAGGACTGGTCGATCGGCCAGCTCGTCAACGTCGGCTTTGTCCGCGGCCTGCTCGTCATCGACTTCGACGGCCGTGAATACACGCTGGAGCGCAACGGACGCCTGTACGCCGGTCGCCCGCATAAGGGGCTGCGGATCGTCGGGGGTGCAGCATGAACGCCCGCACCCGCCCCGCAGAGGCGCCGGGTCACACCCCAGCGCCGTGGGCATACAACCAGAATGATGGGGCGATCTATTTCGCTTCTGGAGAAGTCCAGCCGCTGATCGCGACCGTCAATCTGGAGAACGTGTCAGACGAGCAGTCAGATGCGGATGGCTTCCTGATCGCCGCCGCGCCTGATCTGCTGGAGGCCTGTCAAGCCTTTGTTGAATATGACCAAAGCGACAACACGTCAGACGTTGCTTTCATGCTTAAATATGCTGATGCGCGCCGCGCTATTTTCGCCGCCATCGCCCGCGCCACAGGTGCAGCATGACTGCTCCCCAGGTTGGTGGGGTGGCTGTCACTCAGGCGGATCGTGATGCCGCGGCAGGCTTCATCCGGCGCAATCACTTCAACCCGGATTGGGCAAACGAAGTTGAGCGCGGCGAATGCGACAGCCACGATGTTGTTCAGTCCTATGCCGCCCACCGCCTCGCAGCCACCCCCACACCCCTTCCCGCGCTGACCGACACGGTGGGGGCTCTGGTAGAGGCGTTGAAGGTGGCTGATGCGGCCATCACTGAAATGTTCCGCTACTTCGACGGCGGCGAAACGCGTGGCTCCTACGATGGAAAGCCCGAACGCGATCAGCTTCGCAAGGCAGGCTACAAAACCCGCGCCGCCATCCAACTCGCAACCGGAGGGCAGCAGTCATGAGCGCAGAAAAGGCCAAGCGCACGGTTCTCGGCATAGAGATCCCGCGCGACGAACTGGCGCTTCGTATCATGATCGCGTGCACCGGCGCCCGCCCTCCTGTCGGCACAAAAGCATCTGATGCGCTAGCCGAACTCAACGCCCTGAACGTCGATGGCGGGATGCCAATGGGGAACACCTTTCGCGCCGGTGCGGATGCCGCTGTCCAATACCTTTACGAGTGCATCAACGCAGCGAGGCAACCGTCATGAGCCGCGATCCCCGCCAAGCCGCTGTTACGCGCGAGGATACCCTTGCCCGTCTCAACCGCATGAACCCGGCCGATGCAATGCGCACGATCCGCGATTACGTCGCGATCACGTTTCCCGGCACCGATGGTGGAGCAACCATCCTCACTGGTCTTGATGAACTGGAGGACGAGTGGTTCCCGGCCCATGGCGAGTACGGACCGCCTGACTTCGCGTACGTCGAATACGAGCGTGTCGGTGCGGGAGTACTCGCATGACCACTGACACCCGCAATCCATCGGATGAGTACCTCGCCCGCGTCTCCGCATCCGTCGCCGAATATCTGGAACGGGTTCGCCTCAGCGCGGCTGAATATCAGGAAAGGATCAAACATGCGCAACCGTGATTTCTTCGCCCTCCCCCGCCAGGGCAATGGCCGCGATCATGCAGGCTACGGTCTGTCTTGCGCACGGCAGGACGGCGTCAAGCCCCGATATACGATGCTGTATTTCCTGGCTGCGTGCTCTGTGGCGGCGGCTGTCGGCGGGTGGTTGGGGGCGTGAGTAGTCTTATGCAAAATGAGGATGGGCCGGTCCGTGTCCAGCTTCGGCGGACCAAAGGCTGGCGGCTGCCGCCAAACACGATGAGCGTTGCGCGACCTGGGCGGTGGGGCAATCCGTTCATAATCGGCGGCATTAATGGTTTCAGGACTGACTATCCTGGCGAACCTGATGTCTGGGTGACAACGAACAATATTGCCGAGGCAGTCGAGAACTTCCGCTGGCTGGTGAACCAAGGCGACCGCCCTGCCAGGATCCGAAAAGCCTTGGCCGGCAAGAACCTCGCCTGTTGGTGCCCGCTCGGTCAGCCGTGCCACGCCGACGTGCTGCTGGAGCTTGCCAACTCCCCCACCCCCGGAGGCCATCATGACCAATGAGGCGAGCGAGCGCGGCAAGAAGCACGAGTGGCTGTTCATGGATGACGGCAGCGCCCGATGCATCCGATGTCGCGCATCCGGGACTGCGGTGGCCACCACCCGTTCGGGTGCCGCAGGCTGGATGGGGCGGCCTGTCTATGGCTGCACGCCTCCCCGCGCCCGCTCTCGCACACAAGGAGATGAGGGATGAGCGAAGATGAAGTTCGCGAACTTGTCCGCAAACGCTCAGCGAGACACGTCAAACGGCTGCGATCAACCGGCGTCACTGCGTGGGGAAAGGCGCATGGCATATCGAAAGGGCATTTATCGGAGTTCATGACCGGCAAACGCGCGCCGACCACTGATATTCTGAACGCTCTTAATCTCGAATGGCGGATCGTTCGTCGCCGCACACAGGGGCTTAAACCATGACCACCCAGACCGACACAACCGAAGCGATCGTGACGGGGCTTTTGCCGGTCACGCAGGAGGATCGTGTAGAGGCGTGGCCGATATGGAAATGGATATTTAGAGAAAGCGCGGAGGAAGCGTATTTCATGGAAGGCGACGAAGATGAACATTTCATCGTTCAAGCCTTTGCCCGCCACCGCATCCAGTCCAGCACCACGCACACCGAAGCAACATCGGTGGCACCGGATGGCTTGCGGCTGTTCGCCTTGGGCGATCGAGTTTGCAAGGTCGGTGGCGCGTCTTGGCAAGGGCACGTTGTCGGGTTCTACGGCACCGCGTTGACGCCGATCGGATACGCGGTCGAAAGCGAGCGCGAACCCGGAAGCGTTCAGATTTACCCGGAACGCGCCCTCTCCGCCGCCCCTCCTGCCCCTGCCGAAGTGGATGTTAATAACATTCCAGATTGGCCGTATGCCGACCGTCTGCAGTTTGATCAGTCCGAAATCAAGATGCTCGCGGGGCGTCAGTGGGTCGCGCTGGAACTGGCCGAAAGCAAGTTGCAGTTCTGGCAGCAGCGCGACTGGCAATACGGCTGGACCGTCAAGCCCCCTGCGATAAGCCCTGCCCGTGCCGAAGCAACATCGGTGGAGGTGGATGTGCCGAGTGAAATGGTTGCGATCGGGATCGACGGCTCTCGCACCGTCATACGTCGTAACGCCGATGGGTCGTGGCCCGTTGGCTCGCCAATAGCGATCAGCCCTGCCCCTGCCGAAGCAACATCGGTGGAGGTGGAGCGACTGCGGACGGCTTTGGAGCCGTTTAGCGAACTGTCGGTATGGATCAGCGAGAATAGGTCCGATTGGGATACGGATCAACATGAGGTCCAAATCGAAAACTGGCCTTACACTCTTAGCGTCGGGTGGCTTCGTGAAGCCCGCGCCGCCCGCGCAGCCCTTCGCACCGCTGCACCCGATACGGATGAAGGATCCCGACATGGCTGACAATGAATATAGCGTGCTTGCTGAGCGATGTGAGGCGGCGGTGGGAGCGAAACTGACGCTATTGGCGCGCGCAAGTGAAGCGGAATCTGCGATCTGTTCCGATGAGTTTAGAATCATCAGCGAAGCAGCGCTTGCCGTCTTCGGCTGGCAGGATGACCGGTACAAGCGCGGTCTCCGGCTTCTCGAAATAGGAGCCTCGCTCGACGCCGCGATGTCGCTGGTGCCGGAGGGGTGGGCTTGGTCTTTGAGCCATCTGCCGCCGTTCGGTCCAGCGGGCAAATCAGATGCCGTCCTCAATAATACAGTCTTCGCCGAAAACGCTGTTATCGGAACGGCAGCTACCCCCGCCCTAGCCCTCTGCGCCGCAGCACTCCGCGCTCGTGCTGCTACCCAATCCATCGTAGAAGAAGGGGTGTAGAGGATGGAACAGGAACTCGGGCGTGTGCTTGCAGCACCGGGCTCTAAGGCTTCGGATCGAGCCCCTACGGGTCTCGCCGCTTCGCGCGTCGATCCCTCACGCATGAGTGAGATAGAACGTCTCTTAGAGATCATGCGTGGTGCGGCTAAGGACTATCGGCAACAAGGCTACCATTACGGTAGCGAGCCAAAGGGTTGGCCTAAATCGACGGTACGCGCGTGGGCGGCGGCTGGGCATGGCAAGGCGGATGCTCTCGAAAAGTGGGCAGAGATGTTTTCTTCAGGATGGCATAATACCGAAGAGGCCTTCGCAGCGATGATGCAGGCCCGCGCAACAGAACAAACCGAAAGAGCGGAGGGCGCTAATGATTTGCCTTAAATGCCAAGATTCCGGCTGGTTGTGTGAACATCACCAAGACCGTCCGTGGTCAGAGCTAGTGCCGGGCACGCCGTGCTGCGATGGTGACGGCATCCCATGCGTGTGCAACGCCGACCTGCATCTAACTGGCTTCGAGGGTGGCGCAATCATTGCTTCAGTCGAACCGATCCCAGACGGCCAGCGGGTTCACTGATATGAAGAGCGGAGACAGCGAATGATCTGTCGGGCTTGTGGATACACAGGTTTCACAGGGTGGCTAGGCCGCATTCGTTGCCAGTTGCGCGGCTACCCAAAGAGCGAGTGGTCAAAATCTGAGCAACGCTTCGTCTGCATGTGCTGCGGTCGATCAATGTCTATCTGCGCTGGCTTCGTAGACCCAACGCTAAGAGCCTAACCCCTCCCCTATATCGGAACCATCATGACCGAATACATGCCGGGAAAGCGCGACGGGGGTGAGCCACACAATGAGGCGGATCATTTCTTCGTCTGTGCCGAGTGCGGACAAGCTGTCGATTGCCGCGATTTAGGCGAGGTTCTTCGACACGAACTAGTAGACCATGAAGCCAAGAGGCCATCGTGACCAATGAAGAGATGCCCCCTCCGCGATCGTGCGCCATGCGGGGCTAGGCCACAGGACACCGCGCATCCAGCGCCGTGAGCGCGACCACCGCAGCCTGCCGGCCCAACTCCACGGGCGCAGGAACAGGACGCCCGGATGCGATGTAGATGTCCGCAGCGGTGATCGCCACGGTGTACGCCTGACGACGCAGCGCAGCGCCTTTGCAGAGATCCAAGCCCCCAGCAGGGGTGGTAGCGCAGGCGGAGAGTGAGGCGGCTGCGATCGCCAGAAGTAGAAGCTTCATGATGGTTCCTCGGTCATGGCCAGGATGATGGATGCTCTCAGGGCGTCGACTTGGGCCAGCAAGTCGGCAAGGGTGGGCTTGGCTGCAGACGGCGGTGCAGGACGCCATTCGGCCTCCCAATCCGCAACCGCCTTCGCCAACTCGTCCGGCGAAAGCATCTTGGCGACGTTGCCCGCGGGCACGAACCCGAATGCCTTGCCGCCGATCTTGTAGAGCGGGGCGGTATTGCCTTCCATCCATGGCTCGCAATGCTCGACCCGGATCCACGGGATCACGCCCTGGTTCAGAGATTTGACGCCTTCGTCACAGCCCGCCACATTGTCGATGATGCTGCTGTCGTCGCAATAGGCCATGCTGTAGGCGTTCCAGAGCGCGTTGCGGCTGAGGTTGCGCAGCAAGTGAATGCCGGTGTGGCGAGACGGGTTCTCGGTCTTGACCTGGATCGATTGAAACGGCGTTTCCAGATCGTCGGTGAACAGGTTGTCCGCGATCGTGATGTTGCGGCTCGGCTTCTGCGCCGCCGCTGCATATATCTGGATGCCGTCCGGGTGCTCCAGCGTGTTGGCGGCATTGGACCGCGGCACGAACCCGGTGAAGCGGTTGCCCTGGATGGTGCCGTTTTCGCACTCGCTCAGGTTCACGCCATCGGATTGCATCGTCGCGAAGTCGTTGCGCAGCACATCGAACCCGATGGTTCGCCACAGGACGATGCCACGGTAAGTGCGGGTGAAGTCGCTCTTCTCGATCACGATGTCGGTGCAGTCGACCGCGTGAATGCCGACGCCGCGATGAACCTTGTCGACGGTCACGCCTTCGAAGGTCACGCCATCAAAAGCGATATCCGAACAACCGATCAGCTTGATCATCGGCGCTTCGTTGTTCGCCAGCGCGGCGGGCCGCACCGTGCCGCCTTTGAACCGCAGCCCGTTCAGGCCACGGATAACAACCGGTTCTTCGAGCGCCAGCACCAGCGGCGAAACCTTCGAGATGATCGCCGCCATAAGTTCAAGCTGAGTGCGGATCATCAGTTTGTCATCCCGCGTGCGCCTGCGTGGTCGGGGGAGGTGCGCGCCGTACCGCCCAGCGTCTTGGGCAGGATTGCCGTGGTGAGCCGCTGGTAGTTCGGGGCGGACGTGTCCTTGACCGCGTAGTTCCCGTCACCCGGCCCTGCCGTATAGGTGCTGCCGCTCAGCGTGACGCCGCCATAGCTGGCATAGGCCGGATGCAGCCCAGCCGTCGCCAGCGTGGACAGCGTGCCGACGCTGGTATTCAGGCCTGCATACAGCTGGGAGAAGTCGTTGTTGGCGGTGCCGTCCGCCAGGCCACCCTGCGCATCGCGGAAGATGATGACGTTATCCCGGAAGCCAACGCCATGCAGCAGCGCGACATTGCCGATATGAACGGGCGCATTCGTCAGATCAGCGCGGACGCGCCCGACGAACTGCCCGCCCTTGATGTTGAACTGCGGGAAGACGTTGCCGCGCGCATCAACCACCGTCTGGTTGCGGACGACCGCAGGGACTGTGTTGCTGTCGGTCAGGTTGTTGTCGTCGTACCAGGTGTTCATGCGGCCGGAGACGCCGGCACTGGCATAGCTGTTGTTCCAGAGGATGCCGTTATAGGTGCCCCAATCGGATGGCGGCACGTTGGAAGCATCGCGCGACAACCCGTGCGGCGTCTGGGCGTTTCCTGCCCATTCGAAGACGTTGCCCACGATCGCATAGCCGCTCACGTCAACGCCGCTCGGCTGGCCGACATTGTAGATGCCGCTGGTGCCGTTCACCGAACTGAAGCTGTTGAAGGCGATGATGAAGCCCGAATAATCGCGGTTGGATGCGTTGTTGAAGACCCGCATTCCCTTGAAGTCGCAGCCCACCACGGCTAGCCCACCGATGCCCAGACCGCCGATCGGGCCATAATATTTGACGCCGCGCAGCAGCACGACGTCCATCAAAGTCGTGTCGTTGAAAGTGTTCTGGTTGTAGTTCAGCAACTCCGCGCCGGTCAGCATAAGGCGACTATTGGCGACGTTGGTGAAGCCAAAGCCCGAGTTGACGCAATCAATCTGGCCTTCGAACCACATGATGCCGCCGCTCGTGACGTTGAAGAAGTTGGCCGCTGCCCGAACGACATTCAGGTTCGCCCCGAAGCGCAGGTATTTGCAGTTGGTGCCGGTATTCGCGGCGGGAAGGGTCAGCGTCACAGCACCGCCAGTGGCGGGATCCTTCTCGATCAGCACGAAGGACGTTGCCGCGCCGGCCGCAGTCACGGTCGTGGCCCACGTCATCGAGTCCTTGACGCGGATGACCGAGCCGTCGCGGCCGGCAGCGCCCATCTGGTTCAGCGCCTTGCCGATGGTGGCATAGGGATTGCCCGTCGTGCCGTCGCCAGTCGTGTCGTTGCCAGTGGTCGCCACGTACATGATCGTCGCGGCCGCTGCGGTCTTGGTGTAGTTCAACTGATAGACGCCGCGTGGCTTGGTCACGTCCTCGGTGGACAGGATCGACGCAGCGCCGCCCAGAGCAGGCTTCACGCGCCAATCGACCGTGATCGCTCCATCCGCCAGCGAAGAGATGTCCACGTTGACCGCCTCGAACCCCGGCACCGCGAACCGGTCCACGCCATCCGCGAACTGGTCCGTCCACGTCGCGCCGATCCAGCCCAGATCGCCCGCGCCCGCATCGCGCACCCGGTATTCCAGACGCGGTGCTGTCCGCTGCCCGCGCGCGCCATGCGTGAAGGCAACCCAACGCATCGTCAGCAGGCCGTTACGGATCACCAGCCGGTCAGGGGAAACGCAGAACGCCACGGGCTTGGGGGCGACGAGCGCGCTGTTGTTCGTGAAGCCGCCGCTGTCGGTCGTGAACAGCCAGCGATCGACCGCAGTTTCGCCGGACGGGTTCTTGGTCGCGAAGTCCGTCTCGCTGCCCGTCGAATAGGGATTGAGGCGGCGGCGACGGGTCAGCGTGACCGTCTCGTTGAACGTCGTGAGCGCGCCGGACGTGTCGTAACCGCTCCGCGCTGCCGTGAACGTCACCGCGTTGCCCGGCGTATCGGGATCGAACTCGGACGGGACTGTCACAGGCTGGACGGTCCAGCCGTTCGCGTTGACCGCAGTGATTGCGGAAGGCGTCGGGGTTGGCGTGGGTGCCGGTGTCGCGGTGGACGCGCCGCCACGCTTCAGGCTGCGGAGATAGATGAACGGCTCTGGCGACAGGCTGGGCATTAAAGGGCCTTTCCATAAAGCGCCGCTTCCGCAGCACGTCGGCGGGTCAGGCCCGCCATAACCTTGCCGGCCGCGCGGTTCCAGCGAGCGAACTGCTTTTGCGCCCCCGCCTTATCCCCGTCCCGATGCATCCGCAGCAGCGTCGATTCCTTGAAGTTCTGCAGCCCGACGTTGAAGGCGAGCGACACCATCGCGTCGAACTCGTTCTGAGTGGTCGGCGCAGGACCGATCGCCGCCGCAACACCCATCGCGAACCGCGCCAGATCGGCGGACAGTCGCGTATCGGCATGGGCTTGCGTCCACACGATGCCGCGATGAATGCCCTCGCCCGTCGCGCCGTAGCCGATCGTCCACGGATCCCCGCCGCTACCCGGGTCAGGGTATGCCGTCAGGCGGCACCCTTCGAACTCCTTCACCAGCGCCTCACCAGCGGCGGACACCATGCGGGGCTGCTTCTTCTCGCTTTCGCGTTGCTCCCACCCAACCGCCATCGTGTTGATGGCATCGACGTCCAGCTGCCTCAGTACGCCGCCCGGGGCAATCGGACGAAGCGCAGCGGCAATGGCGTCTGCGATCTGTTGGTAGGTGCGGGTCATAGCTTCC